AATCAAGTGAAGAAATGGGGAAAATGGCTGGAGCATTAGATCATGTTATGAAAAAAGGAATGGCAAATCCTGAAACAGAAGAAAAAAAAGAAAAAGAGGCTTTCGAAAAATTCTTAAAAACAGGAAACAGAAATATTGAGGGATTAGTGAAAGCACCAATAATGACAACAGGTGTGACACCAATTTTAATGCCTTCCGTATTGTCAAACGAAATATTGAAAGAAATGAAAGAAACATCAAATTTTTTAATGAAAGGTCAAATAAAACAATTAAAAGGAAAATCAATAATAGTGCCTATCAGAAATGATATTACTGAAGCAAACGAAATAGTAAAAGAAGGTGCTGGAAATACTAGAGACGGTTCTTTAGCATTCTCTCAAATTGAAATATCAGCAGGGACAAGACAGGTAAAATATCCAGTTACAGATGAAACAAGAGAAGACACAGCGTTTGATATAACAAATGAAATAAAAGGAGCTATATCAGAAGAATTTGGGCAAACATTATCGCTATTAACATTAAAAGGAGTTTATAGCACAGCAACTGAACAATGTATTGAAGGATTTTTAACAAATGCCGATGTATTAGCTGGAGCGGTAACAACAGCTACAACCAAAAAAGTGACAGCAGATGATTTAATTAGACTTGAAACAGAAATGAAAGTTGGATATAGAAAAAATTCAGCATTCTACGTTTCCCCTAAGCTTTATCAAGAGATGAAAATGTGGAAAGACAATGATGGTCGTTATTTGTGGGCAAGCATTTTAGATGGTGCAACAATGAGATTCCAGGGTTATCCTGTTTACGTTGAGGAGTTTTTAGATGAAATAGATACAGGAAAATATCCTGCTGTATTCTGTGATTTTGGAAAAGGGTATACATATGTTATGAAACATGACTTTGAACAAGAACAAGACAGAGACCCTGATAAAAGAATAACAACTTACTTCACAAGAATAAGAATAGGTGGGAAAGTTACAAGACCTAAGGCGTTCTCTGTACTAAAAGTAAAATAGAGGTGATTTGAATGTTAATCACAATAGAAGACTATAAAAAAATAACAGGAAAGACCTTAGCTGATGAAGAATTGGCTAAGGTTGAAACTTTGTTAAAGGCAGTTGTCAGTCACATTGAAAATATACTTGGATATGAGCTTGGAGAACATGAAATTGTTGAATTTTATCCGTATATGAAAAATATATATTTGAATCATAGACCAGTCGTAAAAGTCACAAATGTTTTTATATCAGGAGAAAGTGACAAAGAAATGCGTAATTTTAGGTATGGCAAAAGTTCAAATTTTATAACTCTTATAAAATATAGAGAATGTCCGTGCTGTTACAAGCAAGAAAAAGAGGTTGAAATAACTTATACGGCAGGCTATAAAGAACTTCCTGACTGGCTTAAATTTGAAATTGTTGGACTTGTAGATGACTTTATAAATAGTTTTGATGAAGAAATAAGTAAATATACAAGCTACAAGATAGATGACATAGCTTATTCAATGAGAGATATACTGACAACTAGGAACGATAAGCTGAATAACATAGCGAGGTTGATATATGGCTAGTATAGTTGAAGAGTTAGGAGATTTGGAAAGGTTGCAAAAGGAATTGGAATATTTACAGACGCACGCGGTAAGAGTAGGAATACTTTGGAGTGGTGGAAGTCTTAAAAGTAACACAGATGTAATGGACTATGCAATATTTAATGAATATGGAACGAGTCATATACCATCTAGACCTTTTTTTAGATTGTCAGTTGGCACTCAAAAAGCACAGAATGAGATTAAGGAATACCTAAATACTCAAATTGAAAACGTTGTCAGTGGTGGGCTTACAGGTCAAGGTGCATATGAAAATCTAGGAACGTTTGTTGTTCAAAAAATAAAGAAAACAATAATGAGTGGAAATTTTGCTCCGAACGATGCGAAAACTATTAAGAGAAAAGGGCAAAGTACGCCACTTATAGATACTCACTCATTATATCACTCAATAGATTATGAGATAGTAGGTGTATAGAATGGCACATAAAACATTTATTCCGAAGCGTTTTTTTAGCAAGTGTAAGATATCAAAGAAAACTAGCGAATGGATTAATTCAGAACCGGTTGAAGTTGATGAAAGTAAGGAATTTGAAGGGGCTGTATTAAATTTAGGTAGACAGGATATAAAAATGTTGTCTGACCAGGGTATACAGATTACACTAGATAGTAAAAAAATATACTGTTACATAGATATTGAGCCAAAACAAACCATTGAATTTGAGGGCAACAGTTATATTGTAACAACTGCTAAAAATTATATGAAACATGATCAGCTTAGAGTTTATTACATTGAGAGGGTACAGGAATGAAAAATGAGAAATTGAGAAAATTATTAGCTAGTTTTGTTGACTTTCAGATTATACGTGACGATTATATGGCTAAAAAGCCAAAAGAATGTGCTGTAATGCACACAGTAAGTCTGACAAAATCAGCTTATAGTGCTTACAGGACTGTCGAAACAACGGAAGATAATATAAAGGAACAGGCAACAAGATTAGTAATTGCTTACTTTCAGATTGACTTCTACGCTCCAACGCAGGCAAGGGCAGAAGAAATGGCAAGTGAATTGCTTGAAGTAATAGTCTTTAAAAAAAGGCACGAACTTGTCAGAAGTGGTTTTGGATTAAGTGAAGATGAAATAGAAATAAAGGATTTAACTTTCCTTGAGGGCAGTCAGTATATTTATAGATTTAGTTTTGATGTGGAAATGAACTGGCGTGAAATAAGTGAAAGAATAAGACAATTAATAAAAGATGTAAAAGTGGAGGTAGAAAATGGCTAGAAAAAAAGTAAAAGTAGTAGTTAATAGACCTAGAAAACCTTTAGTGATGGGAGATTTTAGTAAGATTTTATTTATTACTAAAGAAGCAGACAAGGACTATAAAAGATATACAACTTTAAAGGAAGTGGAAACAGATTTTGGAAACACTTCGCTGATGTACAAAGGGATAAATACATTCCTTTCGCAAGAGGATTTTGACGGCAACAGATTGCAGCCTGAACAGTGGTACTGTGTAGGTAAGACAACGCCAAATGAGACATTCCTTAACAGTTTGCCTGAGGGCGAATTCTATGGAGTAGTTGCAGCGTTCTATGACAAGGCATTTATAGCTTTGTTATCAAAATATCTGACTAGAACTGGGAAATTTGGAGTAGTCCTTAATACTGATGGTGATAAGACACCTGCAAATATAAGGGAAAGCAAGAGAATATATTACATGTTTGGAACAGATGGAAAAGATAACCTCGACATCTTTGGACTGCCAGCGTGGACTTTTGTTCAGGGAATAAATGGAAGATGGTCTGACAGAAGAATTTTAGGTGTAGAGCCTAGCTGTAATGATACAACTAAGTCAGCAAAGTTAGACGAACTATTTATAAACTACACAGAAAGCAGAGTTGGATTCAATGCTGTAACAAGTGGATCATGGTGTGCTGATGGAATTACACATGCAGACCAAACTATTAAAATAGACGCAATAACTCATGCTATTGATACTAATTTGAACAGACTTTTAATAATGAGAAAAAATACAACAATGGATTCAGATGGAATTCCGAGCATTGAGGACATGTTAATTAGAGCTATGACAGAATTAGGAAAACAGGGAGCTTTTGCAAAGAATAACAATGGAGAATATTTATACAAAGTGACTGTTCCTAATGTTGAAGACACATCGGCAACTACAGGACTGACTGTAGATGACTATATAAATAGAGTGTTAAGAAATGTAAAAATAAATTTCACACTTTCATCAGAAATTGAAGAAATCGAAGTTGAACTGGTATGGCACGATGAGCCAATAACAATATAGGAGGTAGAAAATGGCAAACGATTTTTTGGAAAAGTCGATAGATTTAAGCAAAGTGGATTTAATCATAACGTTTCCAGGAATAGGAACATATATGATTAAAGAAGCCAAAGAAATAATAAATAATGCAACAGAGGACTCTCATACAATGGGAGAACCTGACATAAAAGGTAATGTTCCGACGATTCAAACGAGAACTACTAAAAGAGAAATAAAAGTCAAAACAATAAAGGGGAGTGACGACGATATCTTTTTAACTAAGTGCAACAAAAACCCTGATAGTAAGCTCGGAACATGTACATACATCGACAATACAGGAATGAACAAAATAGTCGGAGAGGGACGGGGGCTATCCATCCAAAAAGGTGGAGAAAGAACAAATAACACTAAAGACGTTGACATTGAGTATATAATACAATGTGCAAAATACGATGAAAAAGTTTAGGAGGATATAAAAAATGGAAGATAAAAGAGTGGAAGAAACAAAGGAAATAAGGGAAGAAGAAAGTGTATTTATTGATGACCTGGGTAGGTTAAATATAAAAGGACAGGAAATATTTATTGATGAAGACGGAAATACTGAAACTGTAGATTTTAGATTAACAAAGCCGCAAAATTTACAGATGTATCAGAAAGCATTGTTGAGTTTTGCTTCCAGCAATGATTATTATACTTTTGCAAGTGTTTTATTACCTAAAATGGTTGAAATACCTTCAAAAGCAAGAAAAATTGATTTTTTTGAGCACGATCCTGAGGCATTAATTGAAATATGCGAAGTAATGGCTGATTTTATGGGAAAGTCAAAAGAGAAGAAGAAAAGAAAATTAAACATGAAATTGAGATAGCAGGAGATATTTATGAAGACCCACTTGTAAAATTGAAGTGGGAATTCATAATTAAAAGAGAAATAAAAGACCCTAATGTCGTTTTAGATATGAGCAACATTAGGTTCTTTCAATGGATACAGGCTATTAAAGATTTTGAGGAAAAGGGGTAAAAATGGCAAAAGGGAATAAACTTGAAATTTTATTAGGCATAAGAACAGAAGACAATGCAATAAATAAATTAAGACAGAGAATGAAAAGTGTTTTTCCAGTTGCTGAAAATCTTGAAAAGAAAGTAAATGTAATAGGAAAGGACGTTCAGACATCAGGAATTGACAAATTAAAAAACAGAATGTCGAATATTGGCGGAGAGCTTGGAAAAATAAAAAATAAAATTTCTCAAGCTTTTAATGCAAGAATGTTCAGTTTTGCAAACAAACTTAATTCAAATGGAGTAACAAATTTCGTAAATGCAACAAGTAAAATACCAATTGTCGGAAGAAAAATCTCAAGCGTATTCAGCGGTGCAATTAGCAAAATCAGCCAAATGGCTTATTCAGGAACAACACTCTCAACTGTTTTTGGGAAAGTGGGCGGTGCTGTAAAAAAAGCATTTAAAGCTGAAAATTTAAAGAAATTTGCTTCTGCACTGAAAGGAATTGGAAATAAAATAGGTGGTATTTTATCAAAACTTGGTGGATTAATTGGGAAACTTGCAGTTCTCGGAGGAATTGCTGGAGGATTAAGTTTTGGAGGAATAGCTAAAGCATCTGATGAAAATTCGCTTAGAAATTCAAGGCTTTCGATGGTAACAAAAGATGTCGAGGGTATAAAACAGAAAACTTTTACAGCGGCTCAAAGCAGTGGAGCAGATTATGGAGCACAACTAGATTCAATTGCTAAACTTAAAATGCTTACTAATGGATTGTTTAACGACAATGAAGCGGTTAAATTTACAAGTACATTAGATAAAGCATTTAAAGTATCAGGTACATCAGCTGAAGAAGCAAAGTCGGCAATGTTTCAGTTGAATCAAGCGATGACCTCTGGAAAATTGCAAGGAGACGAATTCCGTTCAGTCATGGAAAACGCTCCTATTTTGGCTCAAAAAATAGCAGAATCAATGGGTGTATCAATGGGACAACTTAAAAAACTTGGTTCGGATGGGAAAATTACATCTGATGTAATTAAAAAGGCTGTATTAGGAAGTGCTGATGACATTGAAGCAAAATACAACCAAATGCCTTTGACATTTGGAAAAGTATGGCAACAAGCACAAAATGCGGGTCAACAAGCGATGGACGGATTATTGACTAAAGTAAATCAAATGTTAAATACTCCGCTAGGACAAAAAATGGCACAGGATTTACAAGGAGCATTTACTGGGCTTGCTGGAATGGCTAACGGTGCATTAGATGGCATAGTTAATATTTTCGGAAAATTAAACTTTTCTTCTTTATTAACTCCGTTGACTCAGTTAGGAACGACAATAGGGCAGATATTCAATAATAATATGGGCGGAGGAAAAGGCTTTGTTGATGGAATTGCAGGCGGACTGAATGGAATAATTTCATTAGCTGGAACAATTGCAGGTGTAATTAATGGAGCTTTGCAAGGAATTAATTTTGAACAAGTAGGACAGATAATAGGAAATATAGGAAATGCCTTTTCTACATTATTTCAAACTATTGATTTCGGGAGCATAGGAAATCTATTTGGAATGACATTCAATATAATAATGCAGGCATTGACTATGATAACGCCTTTACTCGCTCCAATCATGCAGACAATAGGAATGATTTTTAATTTTGTTGTTCAGATTGCAACTGCAATAATGCCAATCATTGGGGTAATAATACAAGTAGGTGCGGTATTGCTTGGAATAATTGTTCCTGTGGTTCAAGTAGTTATTGGAATATTTATAGGAATGTCATCAACAATAATTGGAGTATTTTCTGCAATTATTGGAGTTGTTGCAAGTATAATGAGCGGAATTTTAGGAGTTGTTTCAGGAGTAATAAATGCTATTGGTGGAGTAATCAATCAGATATCAATATTCTTCACAAATGCATTTAACAAGGCAAAAAACGTGGCACAAAGTGCTATAAATGCAATAAAAGGATTTATAGACGGTCTGTTTGGAAAAATTGGAGAACTTGGTGGGAAAATTGCTGGTGCGGTTTCAAAGTTTAATATTTTAAAAGGCTTTGGGATAGGTAAAAACTACACAGGAACTAAGTCTTGGCGTGGAGGATTAACGACAGTAGCTGAAAAAGGTGCTGAAATGATTAAACTTCCTGGAGGGCAACAATTCCTAGCAGGACAGGAAATGCTTATGAATTTGCCACAAGGTACGGAAATCTCAACGGCAGAGGCAACGAGAGGAATGCTTGAAGATGGACTAAGTGGGATGAAAAAGACATTTAGTGCAAATGGTAAGGCTTCAACAACTAACAATTCAACAACGAATAAAGGCAACAACAATAAATATGTATTTTCTCCAACAATTGTTATTGAAAACACAGGAGAAAATGGCAACGAACTTGAAAAAAAGGTCAAGAAAATTTTGAGAGAATTTTTTGACGACAGTTTCGCAATGATGGGAGGTTAGAGCAATGGATTTTACCAATTTAAACGCAATGAAAAACAGCTCATTAGGTAAAATGGCATATAACAAAGCTAAAGAAAAAGGATTTAGTTTAGGTCTAAACAGTTTTCTAGGTACAGCAGGAGCTGCTGTGTATGGAGTTGCTCTTGCTTATTCGGATCAAGTGAATAGTTTTTTTCAAAATAGATTCGGCTTTAAACTCTTTGAAGACGCTGACAGATGTAAAATAAATGATATTCCGCTTGAATGGGTACATATAACAAGCGATGACAGAAGTAGCAGCGTCAAAACGCACTCACTCGAAGACAGGGATAGCACATTGATAAGTAGCAATGTGTCGCATGGAAATAGAAAATATAATATTTCTGTTCTACTTACTCAAATTGGGACTGAAAATCCTGAAGCGGTGTATGCTGAAATAGTGGAACTGTGGCAGAAAAAGGAACTATGTACAATTTCAACAAATGAAACAATAGAAGATATGATAATCACTAAAGTTTCAAGAAACTATGAACATCAAACGGCTATAAAATTTGAAATAGACTTTGAAGTTCTTGAATTTGCTTATCTGATGAAAAAAGGTCAGGTTCTTGAATCCGAAAAAACTGTCCTGAAAGAGGAACAAAAAACAGGAGTAGCAGGAACAAAAAACAGTGGCTTTAATTTTTGGGGGTTTCTGAAATGAGAATAGAAATAGATAAAAACAAAATACCCTATATTTTCACATTCAAAAGTGGCAGCGAAATTTATTTGCTTAGAATAAAGCATTTTAAGACAAATGACCGTATTTATGTTGACATAATGGACGAAGATGGAGAAACATTACTTGAAAATGAGAAGCTTATCTGTGGAAGACCATTAGGCTGGTTTATGATGGAAGATGACAACAAAAATATAAATAATGATTTTATTAACTGCTATATAGTTCCTCTTGCACAGGAAAATAAAGAAATTCCAGTCACTTTTGAAAACTTCTGCGAAACTGTATTTCTTGAATACTTTGAGATAGAAGAGGATGAAGAAGATGTTGAATAAACTATTTTTAGAAAGAACTGAAATAAAGATTGAAACAGATGACGGAGATTTGAATTTTGTCTTTCCAAAAGATTATAACTTAACAGATCCGCAAATCATTAACGGAGTAGAAATAAAATGGAACTATAAATCCGTTAACGAAGAGCCGAACGAATTTAACATTGAAATACACGGTTTGACAAATACTACAATAGCTAAAATCAAACTTAAAAACGATGTCAGACTTGTTGCAGGGTATGGAACAGATATTGGAGAGATAGCAAGTGGAATAATTACTAAAAAAGAAGTTGAAAAAGGAACTTTAAAGCTTAAATGCCGAGAAGTTGCAGCCAATTTTAGAAAGCTTGTAAGTTCCGCATATGCTCCTGGCACTAATGCAAGTACAATAATCAACGATTTGGCTAATAAATGCGGATTTACTGTAAAGCAATGTGAATTAAAGACCGATAAGGTCTACAGCATAGGCGAAAGCATTCTAGGCAGTGGTTTATATGAAATAAGTCAGATCGTCAAGGATTGTAACAGTCAAATGACAACAAAGAATGATTTTATTTATATTTATCATGATGAAGTTGAAACCGAAAAAATTATTAAATTGAGCTATCAGAGCGGACTACTGGAAGAGCCTAAACCTCAAAATGTTGAAGAAATAAGCTATAAAGTTGAAAAAGAAAACAAAGGAAAAACTTCAAAGTCTGGAAAATCTAAAAAAGGAAGTAAAAAATTCTCGAAAAAAGGGGGTAAAAATGACAAAAAAGGAAAAGGCAAAAGTAAAGGCAACAAAAAATAATAAAAATTCTAAAAAGGCTAAGGAAGATAAAAAATCAAAAAAAACGGAAAAAAAAGAAGAACTTAAATATGACTATGAGGTCAAATGTTTATTGATTTATCAGCTAAAAAAAGGCGATTTAATAGAACTTATAAGCAATGAAATATCTACAATATGTCAGATTGTTGAAATATCTGACATAAGCGACTTTATAATGACTTTAAAAGTAAGAGTAGTCAATAACTCTTCAGATGTCAAGAAAAACAATGCTGAAATAAAGCAAATCGAAAAGTCAGAAAATAAAAAAGGAAAAACTGTTCAGACAAAAAGAAAGGTGAAAAAGAAATAATGGAAGAATATTTAAAAGCAATGATTGGAAGAATAGATACTTCTATTATAGCCAAAATAACAAAAGTGTATTCAAATGGCTTTGTAGATGTCGAGCCTGTCGCTGAATATAAGGAAGTTAATTTGCCCCCTATTTTGCATGTTCCGATGTGTCAGATTGGAAACAGGAACATAAATATCAAGTTAAATTTTAAGGCTGGAGAT